CGAAAAAAAAGCTGAAGAAAAAGTTCCAGATGGATATGTGAAAACTAATCATGTTGGTTTTAAAAAGAAAAAAGTAAGTCCACTAGGATTTAAATTAAATGTTGACCTTAATGATGATATGAAGTAAAATAGTGAAAAGGAGATTATATTTATGAGCGATTACTTTCGTAAAATGGTAAAGGAGTTAAATGATGAAAACACAAATATTGCAGACGACGGACTTAATTCCAGTCAATTCAGTGGATGTATTGACACAGGGTCCTACATACTTAACGCTGCTCTTTCTGGCAGTTTATACGGTGGTGTACCTAATAACAAGATCACAGCCTTCGCAGGGGAATCAGCGACCGGAAAGACTTTCTTTGTGCTTGGTGTCGTTAAGCGTTTCCTCGACGATAACCCTTCTGGTGCTGTATTTTACTTTGATACTGAAGCTGCTGTAACAAAAGAGATGATGAGCACTCGTGGTATTGATACTAAACGAGTAATCATATCTGAACCAGAAACAATTCAAAAGTTTAGACACACAGTATTACAATTAGTAGATAACTATGCTAAGACAGATGAAAAGAATAGACCACCAATGATGATGGTGTTAGATAGTCTTGGTCAGTTAAGTAGTACAAAAGAATTAGAGGATACCGCTACAGGATCCGAAACTAGAGATATGACTAAAGCAGCTACATTGAAGGCAACATTTAGAGTATTGAATCTAAAGTTAGCTAAGATCAATGTGCCTATGTTGGTTACTAACCATGTCTATGATGTAGTTGGAAGTTATGTACCGACTAAAGAAATGGCTGGTGGTAGTGGATTAAAATATAGTGCATCAACAATATGTTTCTTATCTAAGAAGAAAGAGAAAGATGGAACAGAAGTTGTTGGAAATATTATTAAGTGCAAGATGGCGAAGTCAAGATTTACAAAAGAGAATAAAATAGCAGAAGTGTTATTGACTTATGATAAGGGTCTTGATAGATATTATGGATTATTAGATATAGCGGAAAAGTATAATATTTTTAAAAAGGTAGCTAACCGATATGAGCTTCCAGATGGTAATAAGATTTATGGTAAAGTAATTAACAGGGATCCTGAAAAGTATTTTACTAAACCAATAATGGAGCAAATAGAAGAAGCAGTATCAAAGGAATTTTTATATGGAGACTATGTCAGAGATAATGAAGTACAAGTACCTGAGCAAACTATCACCGAGTGATACGTCAGTAATTCAGATACAAGAGGGGAAATACAAAGATGTAGAGTATTACTATCTAAAGGTCAATATGGAATCTTTAGAAGAAGGTAAACTTGTGTTTGAATATAATATAATAAGTGGTGAAGATAAAGTGAGTGATTATAATGATTTTATCCAAACCATAGGTGATATACTAACAGAGATTATAGAGGGAGATTATGCGGATAGAACATCTAGTACTTAAACATTTGATTCATAATGAAGACTATGCAAGNAAGACCATACCATTCTTAGATAAAGAATATTTTGGAGATGGTAATGAGCAACTTGTCTTTATAAAAATAAAAGATTTTATTACAAAGTATAATAGTATTCCATCTCGTGAAGCATTAGTAATTGAATTAGATAATGATAAAACTTTGAATGATGATCAATTTACTACTTGTGGTAAAATTATTAACGAACTAACTGTTGAAGAATCACCTGACTTTCAATGGTTAATGGATAAGACTGAAAAGTTTTGTCAAGAGAAAGCTGTCTATAATGCAATTATGAATAGTATTAAAATTATAGATGGTAAAGATGGAGCAGGTGATATCCCTAACTTATTGAGTGATGCATTAGCTGTATCTTTTGATAGCACTGTTGGACATGACTTCTTAGCTGATTGGGAAGGTCGTTTTAACTTCTATCATTTAAAAGAAGAGAAGGTTCAGTTTGATGTTGAATTACTCAATGATATTACACGTGGTGGTTTAAGTAATAAATCACTTAATATTATCCTTGCTGGTACAGGAGTTGGTAAGTCATTAGCTATGTGCCATTTTGCAAGTACAAACTTAATGGATGGAAAAAATGTCTTATATATCACATTGGAAATGGCAGAGGAGAAGATCGCAGAGCGTATTGATGCGAATCTTCTTAATATACCTTTGGATCAGCTTGGTGAAGTTCCTAAGCATATTTATGAGAAAAAGATCAAACAAAAAAATAAAGAAACCACAGGTAAGTTAATTATCAAAGAGTATCCTACTGCAAGTGCTGGTAGTGGTCACTTTAGACACTTACTTAACGAACTCAGTATTAAGAAAAAATTTAAGCCTGATATCATTTATGTTGATTACTTAAATATTGCTCTTAGTATGAGAGTTAAACCAGGTCAGAATAGTGGTAGTTATCAATATGTGAAAGCTATTGCAGAAGAACTAAGAGGATTAGCTGTAGAGAAAAATGTTCCTATAGTTAGTGCAACTCAAGTTAACAGAGAAGGATTCAAGAATAGTGATCCTGATTTAACTAATGTTAGTGAGAGTTTTGGTCTTCCTGCAACAGCTGACTTTATGATAGCTATGACTACTAATGACAATCTACAACAAGCTGGTCAGATACAATTCAAACAGTTGAAGAATAGATATGCGGATCCAACTTTTCATTCAAGATTCTTAGTTGGAGTTGATAGATCTAAAATGAGACTGTATGATGTAGAACCATCAGTACAACAAGAACTAATACAAGATGCTCCTGTTATGGATAAAACTAGAGTAGGAGAAAGTATTAAAAGTGAGAAACAAAAGTTTGGAGAATTAAAATTTTTATGATGAACAATTACAAAATAAAAAAACATGGACCTCTATATAAGATCTTTGAACTACAAACAAGACAATATGTAGTACAAAGTAAAAATAGAAACAATATTAACAAATTATGTAAAGCTATGAATGATGGTACTTTCTTTGAAGGAAACACACCCAAGTACATGCTTAATGATGGACCAATTGATTTAGATAATGAATTGAAAAACAATGCAAGACCAAGATATACAAGAAATAAAAAAAGAGCTAGAAAGNTACTTTAATGCAAATATACCTAATCCTTATAACTATCCAGAAGTATTTTTATACTATCTTAAAGTTTATAAAATCTGCAGTAAAAAATGAAAGTTAATTTAGTATCATATACAAAAGCTCCTCATTTAGAGAACTTAACAGAATTGGTTGCTTACTGTGCAAGAGTGAGCAATCCAAGTAATCAAAGTAATAATCAAACATCTGAGAAGTTAATTAAGTATCTTGTTAATAACAAACATTGGTCTCCATTAGAGATGGTTAATGTTTGTTTAGAAATAGAAACCACAAGAGATATTGCTCATCAGATTGTAAGACATAGATCATTTAGTTTTCAAGAGTTTAGTCAGAGATATGCTAAACCAGAAGACATGGGAGATTCAAGAGTCATTAGAGAAGCTAGATTTCAAGATTCAACCAATAGACAAAATTCAATAGATATGGATAAAGATAATACAAGCCATAGAAGGCTCAATGAGGACTTTGCAATGAGACAGGCAGCTTTGTATGCTGCAGCTCAGAACATATATCAATGGGCTATTGAAAAAGGAATTGCTAAAGAGCAAGCAAGAGTCGTCCTTCCAGAGGGCATGACTAAAACACGACTATACATGAATGGATCTTTGAGGTCGTGGGTACATTATATTGAACTAAGGAGTTCACATGGTACACAAAAAGAACATATGGAGATAGCTAAAGACTGTGGTACTATTATTACAGATTTATTTCCAGTAATGAAAGATTTTTTTTGATCACCCTGTTGACCTTTATTTCATTATCCTGTATAATTAAGATTCAAAAACAATGTCAATTTTAATCAAGGAGTATATTATGACATCAAACTTTGCAGATCAAGTTTTCCAACCTACAAAACGTAATGGAAAAACTTTTAGAAACCTACACAACAGAATCTTTGCAGCATTATCAAATGCAGCTGGTTTTGTAACACTAGATGCTTTAGTAGCTAAAACTGGTGCTGGTTCTAAAAAGTCTGTGGTAACTAGACTTACTGAAATGGAAACTATTCTAGGTAGAAGTTTCAATAAAGTTACTGTTGCAACTGGTGCAGCTAAAGGTGCATCACAAGTAGCATACTCAATATAATTAAAATTCTTATATTGTTAAAAGGAGCCCTGCAGAAATGCAGGGCTTTTTTTTTGTGTAAACCCTTGATATTCGCAGAATGTTTTTTTGTTGACCCTGTTGCCTTTATCTAAAAATGTAGTATAATTAATATAATGAGAGATAATATTAATAATAAACAAGGAGTGAACATGACATTATCAAACAGAGACATTTTAGGAAAGATTTGTAATAGAGCAATTGCCAAAGCAAAGTCTAAACAAGAAGAAGATACAATTTGGACTATGGCTGATCTTAATGAAGTAGCTCAAGAAGCTGTTGGAACAGCTGAAGATATAGTTGCAACTGTTAAAGAAATAGCTAGAGTTTCAAGAATGAAACTTAATCTTGGAGTTAATAGAAAACTTGCTGGTAATAGTACTATTCTTGAGAATGATGGAGTTGAGACTCAACACACAGCTCATAATATTGATAGTCTTAAAACTTTCATTAATGATGAGTTAGATCATCTTGCATCAAGTCTTTGGAGATTGAATGATGTTCAACAAAAAGAGAAGCCTCATCTTACTGGTCAAGAAAAGATCGCTAAGTCTATGGAGGATATTTGTGATAAGTAGTCCTAATTTAATTATAGAAGGATCCCATCCTTATGGTGAGGATAAGGTTTGGGATCTTTGTATGTGGTTGTGTAATAACTTACTTCCTGATATAGGATATGAGATTGTAGTTACATTTAGAAAGTTTAACAAAGATGATGGAGATGCACAAGGGTTTCATCTTACTTTTGATCAAGATAGCCACGAAGTACACATTAGTAACAAGCTAACATACAAACAAGCTATGATTGCTATTACACATGAGTTTATACACGTTCAACAATACATGAATGGATTATTAAAAGAAGATAGTGCTAATATGTATTGGAGAGGAAAATTTATTCCAGATAGTACACCTTATTTTGACCGACCTTGGGAGAAACATGCTAGAAGGAACGAAAACAAAGTTTACAAACAATATCTCGGGGCAATCACTCATTGTTAAATCTCTCAACCCCGAGATATTTCATAAATAGCTACATGGCTAGCATATTCGATAATAAGTATGGTGAAGGAGATGCCTTCACATTTAGTACAAAATCAAACGATCTTCAACAATTTAAGAAAGCTAAAGTTGGAGATATAACTAAACTTGTTGTAACTAAAACAGGCAAAGTTAAAGTTGAAGATTTGAATGAGATCTTTGAGTTAGGAGGTAATAATCCTACTACTGTATTTGTACAAGCAGGAAAAAAAATTGTTGCAATCAAAGGTTCAGAAGGTAAATTAAAAACTTTATTTAATGTAGCTAGTAAAAAGGGATCAGGTCTAGCATCTAAACGAACAGAATGTAGTGAAACAGTATCTTTGATAGTATTTAAAAGTAAAATTGAAAATGGTAAAATATTAGATGAAGACTCAGTAATAACAGAATTAAAAGGATTAGTTTCAAAAGATGCATTTGAATTATACAAATCTTCATATTACGAAAGTGCTTTAAAACAATTAGATGTATTTCAAAAAAAATTTAATTTAAAAAGTGGTTATGAATACGAAAGACAAAAACAAAATAGAACTAAAGCTATCTACAAAGATGTTGGTAAACTAGGAGGTCCAAAAGATGCAGATAATTTTAACTCTGGAGATTTATGGATAATTAGAAAAGATTATGCAAAAAAAATGGAAGATAAATTTTCTAATTTTACAAACATAAATGAAATAATTACAGAAATAGCTAAAACATTTCAAATGAAAATAATGATACCTGTATCATTAAAGGCAACTGAAAAAGAACAACCTTCAGCAAAGATAATTGATCCATCTAAAGAACTTAACAAAAAATTAGATTTAGATTTTAGTATAGATAAAATTAATCTAACATATGGAGGAAACGAGAAGTTTGCTTTTAATAACCCAGAAGTAATAACTAAGAGTGGTTTTCAAATTAGATTAACTCATAAAAGTGCAGGTTTAACCTCACTTTTTTTTGAAGGAAAGATGAGAGGACAGGACTTTCAAATGGGTGCTATTGATATAGGAAAATATGAAGAAAAGATAAAAAAACAATCAGGATATACAATGAATAGAAAAGCAAACGTACAAAGTGATCAAGCTACAAGAAAAATTACTTTGGATGAATATAATATTTTAATTGGTAAACCTTCATTTAAAAATATAATAAAAGGAGATCAAGCTGGTTTGTTAAAGACATTTAAACAACAATTTGAACGTGGTGAATTAGATGATAGAAAAGTTAAAATGGAACATGACAGATTTATCCATTTTATATCAGCTATGTATGCAATTTTTGTTGAAGTAAAAGATATAAAAAAACATATGGAGTTTGCTTTTAATCTAGCTAGAAAAGTTCAAAAGTTTTCCAGTGTGTATGTAAAGGTTATAGGATAGTATGTTAAAGTTTAAAAATTATATAATAGAACAAAAAGAAGGATCAGGGTTGACTATTTTTGATATTGATGATACACTATTCAAAACAAATAGTAGAGTACATGTTATGAAAGATGGTAAATCAGTTAAGAAGTTATCTCCTGCAGAGTTTAATTCATATAAGTTAAAGTCTGATGAAGAGTTTGATTATAAAGAATTTATGAGTGCAGAAAAGTTTTACAAAGAAGCTAGACCTATCAAAAAGATGTTATCAAAGCTCAGGGGCATGTTAAGAAATATAAAAAAAAGACCTGGATCCAAAATGATTTTACTTACAGCAAGAAGAAACTTTGATGACAAAGATTTATTCTTAAAAACATTTAAGAAGTTTGGTATTGATATTGATAGTATAAGAGTTGAAAGAGCTGGTAATATAAAAGCTAAACCAGAAACAGCAAAGAAGATAATTGTTAATGAGTATCTAAAAGATGATAAATTTAAACGAGTAAGATTGTTTGACGATCATCCTGGCAATCTCAAATCCTTCTTAAAGCTGAAAGATAAATATCCACAAGTAGAGTTTTATGCTTTCTTAGTAAAAGGTGATAGGGTCAAGAAATATGCTTAGATTTAACAATTATTTAATAGAAGAAAAGAACACCCACATGACTCATATAGAAGAGTTGATCTTCTTAAAAGGTGTTCAAGGAACAAGACAAGCTATTGAGTTTCTTAGAGATGTAAGAAATGCTTTAATTAGCAATACAAAGTCAAGAGTTAACATTACAGTTAAATGGGACGGAGCTCCAGCTATCTTTGCTGGAACGGATCCATCTGATGGTAAGTTCTTTGTTGCAAAGAAAGGTATCTTTAATAAGAATCCAAAAGTTTATAAAAGTGAAAGTGAAATAGATGTTGGAGGAGAACTTGGAGAAAAGTTTAAAATTGCATTCAGAAACTTTAAAGACTTGGGTATCAAAGGAGTTATTCAAGGTGACTTGATGTTTACTAATGATGTAAAGTCAGAAAATATTCAAGATAAAAGTTATCTTACATTTCAACCAAATACAATAGTATATGCTGTAGAGAAAGATTCAGCTTTAGGAAAGATGATCAGTAAAGCTGAGATTGGAATAGTGTGGCACACAAGTTATACAGGTAACAGTTTTGAAGATATGAAAGCTAAGTTTGGTACACCAATTGTTCCTAAACTTAAAAAAAGTACAAAGGTTTGGATGGATGATGCTACTTATAGAGATGTTAGTGGAACAGCAACATTTACTTCTGATGAAAGTAAGAAAGTAACTTCGTTATTAAGTGATGCTGGATCTAAGTTTAGAAGAATACCAGCAAGAGATATCAATGACATTAGTAACAATGAAGAGTTTAGTAAATTATTTACTACATTTAATAATACTTATGTAAGAGCTGGAACTCCATTTCCAATACCAAAAAGACATATAAAACAATTCTTTAATTGGATGAGAGCTAGACTTAAAAAAGAACAAAGTAAAGTTAAGACTTTGGCAACAAAGAACAAATTACAATTAAAGAATAATGAGTTAATTCAATTTGCAATACGAAAAGATGGAACACTACAGAATTTATTATCATTAATGAATGATATAGTAGATGCAAAAAGAATGATTATTGATAAGTTAAATCAAGCAAATAGAATGCCAATGTTTCTTAGAACAGTAAATGGTTTTAAAATCACAGATCAAGAAGGTTTTGTTGCAATTGATAAACTTAAAGGTGGTGCTGTTAAGCTAGTTAATAGATTAGAGTTCAGCAAGGCTAATTTTAGTCCTGATGTTCTTAAAGGCTGGCAGAAGTAACATTTATTATAAATAAAACTAATAAGTAAGCTCACGGGAAACCTTATGAAAAAAGTAGTATTCACATTTGGGAGAATGAACCCTATCACATTGGGTCACCAGCGATTAGTTCGTAAAGTCAAGGACCTCGCTAAAAAAGACAGAGCTGATGCTCATGTTTACTTATCACATACACAAGATCAAAAGAAGAACCCCTTAAACTACAATCAAAAAGTTAAATATGCCAAGTCAGCCTTTGGTAACATTGTTAAACAATCTAACGACAAAACTGTTATTAATATTCTCAAGTCGCTACAGAAGAATTACAGTGATGTCGTTATGGTTGTTGGCAGTGATCGAGTCAACGAATTCAAAAAATTATTAGATAAATATAACGGTAAGGACTTTAAGTTTGATACTGTTAATGTTGTAAGTTCTGGAAAAAGAGATCCTGATGCAGAAGGTGTTGAAGGTATGTCAGCTTCCAAAATGAGAGAACTTGCAAAACAAGACAATTATACAGACTTTAAAATGGGGTTACCTAATTTAAGAGAACCAGCAATGCTACAAATATTCAAGGACGTTAAAAAAGGTATGGGAATGCAAGAACAAATAGAAGAAGAAACAGACTTTGATGTAACTGATGAAGAATTAGATATCTTTATTGAAACTATAGATCTTGAAGAAGATGATAAAGATTACATTGAAGAAAGAGCTCCAATGACTATTATGCAAAGAATTAAGAGAGGTCGTCAAATGAAGCGACTTGCTCCTAGATTCAAAAGATTAAGAAAGATAAGAAAATTTAGAATGGCTCCTCTAAAAAGACTACAATTTAGAGCAAGACAAGCTGCATTAAAGTTTATGAGAAAAAGAATAGCTGGTAAGAAAGGTGAAAATTATAGAAACCTTCCTGCAAGTCAAAAGATCGCTATTGATAAAATGGTCCAAAAAAGAACACCAATGATTGATAAAATGACTAAAAGACTTATGCCTAAAGTCAGAAAAGCAGAGATGATCAGATTACAAAATGTTAGAAAGAATAGATCAGAAGACTATGATCCATCTACTTCATATTTAGAATATATTGCAGAAGTAAGACAAGATCAAGACATAAAAGATAAAGAAGGCACACAACCAGCAAAGTACTTCAAAGGATTAAAGAAATCAACAAAAGATAAAAGAGATGCTCATTTTAAAAAGCATGGTGCAAAAGATGATGATGATGCTTCAGCATACAAACCAGCACCAGGTGATGCAAGAGCTAAAACAAAACTATCAAAGTATACAAAACAATATAGAGCAATGTATGGTGAAGCTGTAACACCAACACCAGAAGTAACTGTAATGGAACCACAAGTACATTATAATACAGCAGCAGCCGCTCATAAAGAAGATAAGAAATATCCTTATCAAGCTGCAATAACAGATTTAGATTTAAATACAAAAAATAGAAATGAAACTATAAAAGAATATGCTTATGGTCCAGCTAATCCTGGAGCACCTGATGAGATTACAGATAATTTCTGGAGACAGAAAGCTGACTTATGGGGTTGTTCAACAGATATGGTTAAGACTATGAGATGTTATAACTGTAATGCTTTTGATCAAAAAACAGCTACATTAGATGCTATGGCTAAAGCGTTAGGACCTGATGGTAAGAAAATTGTTGAAGGATCCAATTTAGGTTTTTGTGAATTCTTTGAATTCAAATGTGCTGGTGAAAGAGTTTGTGATGCTTGGGTCGGTGGTGGCCCACTAAAAGAACAACAAGGAGAAATATGCAAGAAGATATTCCATGGTATCAGAAAGCCAAAGACAAAATTCATCAAATGCTTCACCCAAAAGGGTATAGAAAGATATTACAAATGTATCTTGATTTAATGAAAAAGGGTGACCCAAATCCAATTGCTAAGATAGGTCAAACAGTTAGAGGTGTTGATGCAAGAGATGTAAGATTTTACATTAACGGATTAATTAAGAAAGGCAAACTTCCAAGAGCTATGATGGCTCAAGATGAAAAACCACACATTGTTCGTTCTAAGAAACATCCAGGAGAGTTAAGAAGAATGGCAGCAAAACCAATAGCTGCAAGTGAAGAATATATCACATTTAGCGAACAATATAATACTGATTACTTATCATTTAGTGAACAGTATGAAATGAATGAGGCAAGAGGGAGAAAAGGTGGTAAAGAAGATGAAGAAAAAGACACAGAAAATATTATTATGCAACTTCGTAAATCAATATCACTTAGAGGTCTNAAGANGGTAAAATTTGATGATGGTGGAGTAGTACAAGTAAAAGCTACTGATGCAAGAAAAGCATTAGACAAATATGATAGTATTAGAATGAATGATCCAAAATACAAATATATGAGGTCATTATCTAAGTCACCACAATCATTTAAGAAAGCACTTAATGCAAGTACAGGAGTTCCACCAGATATGAATCCAATTGGACCTGCTGCATTTGACAAATATAGAATGAGTTATATTAGTGCGAATAGAAATAGAAGTAGTATTTCACCTAGGAGCAACTATCAAATAGAGGCTGCTATTCAAAGAGTTAGAGATTCTATCAAGCAAGAAAAAGAAGCTGATAAAGTAAAACATGATAGAATGAGAGATCGGGCTAGGTTAGCTGATGTCAAAGCTAAGAATAAAGTAACTGAAGAAAAAAGTGCTAAAGTAAAAGATGCTCTAAAAAAAAAGTCTGAAAAAAGTAAAGTACCATATGGAGTACTAAGTAAGGTATTCAATAGAGGTTTAGCTGCATATAAAACTGGACACAGACCAGGAACATCACCTCATCAATGGGCTTTTGCAAGAGTCAACAGTTACATTAGTAAAGGTAAAGGAACATATCATGGTGCTGATAAGGATTTAAGAGAAACTTATGAAGTAGGAACATCACCTCAAGATTACGTAAAAGGTACTCCAGGACAGGATTATTCCAATTTAGTAGCACAGATAAAAAACATAAATAAGAGTGATTGTCAGGAAAAGTATGAAGAATTACAGATTACTGAAGCTGAGTATCAAGGTAAGAAAGTAAAGTTAAACGATCCTATTAGAACAAGTGAAAATCCTAATAAGAAGTTTAAAGTTTATGTGAAAGATCCATCTAGTGGCAACATAAAGGTGGTTAGGTTTGGTGATCCAGGTTTAAGTATTAAACGTGATGATCCAAAGAGAAGAAAAAGTTTTAGGGCAAGACATAACTGCGATAATCCAGGCCCAATAACAGGAGCAAGATATTGGTCATGTTATCAATGGAGATCGGGAAGTAAGGTAGATAACTAAAATGAATAGCAAATATACAGGAACTTTAGAAAGCACTATTAAAAACATGTATAGAACTAAGCAAGTTGAGCAGCCTATTGAAGAAACTGGTCATGCTGATGTTGCTAGCATGAAACAAAAAGTAGAAGTAGCATTCAATGCTGTATCTAAAATGAAAGACAACTTAAATAAAATACCAGATGAAGGAAATCTTCCAACATGGTGGACAAATAAAGTTGCAGTTGCTGTTGACAAATTAGATGGAATGAGTGATTATTTAGATACTACTAATAAAACAGAAGCCTTAGATCCTGTTAACCCAAAAGCAGTTAAAAAGAAATTTGATGATAGAAAAGATAAAGATATTGACAATGATGGAGATACAGATTCAACTGATAAGTATCTTCACAAAAAAAGAAAAGCCATATCTAAAGCTATCAAAGGTGAAGGAGTTGAAGTTAAAGAAATGAGACCTCAAGGAAAAACTCACTTTCAAGGATTTAACAAAAGAAAAGAAATGGGTATCAAATCTGATCCAAAAAAAGCTAAAGCTGCCATGGCTAATATATTTAAGAAGAAGAATGAGCAAACTGGTAAGAAAGATTCAATTGAAGTTAATCCAAAAGATGATAACCAAGCTGAAGCAATGAAACCTAAAACAGAGAAAGTAGAAATTCCTGATAAGATGACAACTAAGCTGGACAAGATTGTCAAGTCTTTAAAGAAATCAGTTAAAGGTCATGCCAAACAAGCTCAAACAATTGGTAAGTTAGCAGGTATGGATAAAGTTGATAAAGCATCTACTAGGATGAATGAAAGAGCTTTGACTGATAAAGAAATGAAGAAAAGAGAAGATGTTGCTCAAGCTATCAAAAGAGATAATCCTAAAATGCCAATGGATCAAAAGATGGCTATTGCTACTTCAGTTGCTAAGAAAACAAAAGGTGAAGATATCATTAGACATGCAGATGTTAAGATGGTGAAGTTTAAAGATCCAGCAACAGGACAAATGAGATTTAAAAGACAAAGACCTGAGATTAAAGTTGGAGAAGCTAAGATGGGTGCTAAAACAACTATGGTTACACCAAAAGGTAAAGAAGCTGTGAGAAGGATTCCAGTAAAACATCTAGCTAAGTATTTAAAAAAAGGTTATGTTGAAGCTGAAGCTGTTGTAGAAGCAGTATCAGAAGCAATGAATTATAAAGTTTCAATAGAAGACTTACCAGATTTTTATATTTCAGCAGATAATCCTGGTGAAGTAAAAATTAAAATGAGAAAGTTATTGAAGAAGCCCAATATGTTACAAAATGTACAAAGGGTTCCAGATGCTGCTATGAAAAAACATTTTAGATTGAAAGCACAAGGAAAAGAAGAAGACGAACAATCAACTCAGAAGGAGAGTATAATGTCTGAAAACAAATTAGTAAACGAGGTATCAAGAATACTTTCTTCTGGTAGAATGAATGTATTTAGAGATGCTAGAAAAATGGAAGAAGAAATAGTCATTGATGAAAAAATGTCATCAAAAGAAAAAATGGCTAAAGGTCTATACAACGAAAAGGGTATGACTGATAAGGCACCTGGAGATCAAGATGCTGGTGCTAAAGCTATGCAGAGTAAAGTTGTAGCTGACAAACAAAAAGCACAAGATAAGAAGATACCACAAGGAGCTTCTACTCTACATATGTGTGCAAAAAATGTTATGCATGAGAAATATGGTAGAGGTGAATGCATATATGGTATGCATGCTGATCCAGATGAGAACGGTCATGTATCACATTATGATATTATGTTCAATCATGGTATTGAAAAAGATATGTCAATCACAGAGTGTGAAGTTCTACATGAAAGAAATCATGGCATGAAAGGTCACAACAAAGATAAAAAGGAGAAATAACATGGGATTTAGTCATTGGCAAAGATCAGTAAGTAAAAATGATAAGTTAGTTGAACGAGTATCTAAGTATATGAATAATCCTTATATGCTTAATGAGAATGCTGATCATAAAGCTCATCATCCTGAGTCAGAACATTATTCAGATAGTGAACATGCATCTAATCTTCACAAAGCATTCAAAGATGCTAGAAGAAAGATGACACCACAAGAAGTTAGCAAAAATGGATCAGCTTCAGAACATCATGCAAGACATCAAAAACATATGGGTTTTCACGATCCAACTATTGGTAACTCTGACAATCATAGTCAAAGCAAACTTCATAAAACATTATCATCAGTTCCTAGTGCTCAACCAGTAGATCATACACCTAAGAACCATTTAGAAAAAACTGGTACTATTAAACATGCATCAGGACATCATGCACATGTTTATCATGGTATTCATCCTGGTAAAAATGAGAGTCATACAATGAAAGACATGAGACATTCTGGTCATGCAAATTTACAAAGCATGTCGAGAGATATGGGTGATGGTATTGATCATAAACATGGTTCTGAGTTAAAAAGAGCACATGAATTAACTCATGGTAAACCTCATTCAGAAGGACATCATTATGTTCATCATTATCCTAAGAGTGGTCCTAAACATGGTATAGTACATTTTGTACATTCTAAAGAAAAATCTTATGCTAATGCTAATGCTGCAGGAACTAAACTTAGACCAGTAAATGATAAAGTACATAAGGATGCAGCTAAACATGGTGATCTATCTCATAGAGAAAAGATGACTATGTCTCATATTTTAAATGGTAAACATAATAATTCTGATAATCATCATAGAGATATTCATTCAGATCAAAAGAAACATGGTTTAAAGCATGTAGCTAAAGAATTATCAAAACATATAGAGCATGTACATCAACATTATCATGGATCATCAAGATCACACGATAGTCATGTTGTGTCAAGATCAGGTGGTACTTATGGTGGTTTGGTTCATGGTAAACATAATGGAAAAGCTAAAGTACTTCCAGCTGGACACAAACTATCACACAGTATGCTTAACAAACATTCATTGGATAAGGCTGCTCCAAATCATCCAGGTGCTAGTCATGTATATAATAAGTCACATGATCCACATAAACATGAAGGAGGATCACAACATCCTATGTCTGCTCATAAGAAGAGACCAGTTATGACTCCAGTATCTCAATCAAGAAAAGATTCTAACATAAAAGGTTTTCATGTTGATAGACCTGGAATGCCTGGTTTCAGAACAGTAAGTAGAAGTGGAAGTGGTCCAGATCAACCTAAAAATAGAAAATCTATGAGAGGATCAGGATTTTTACCACCAAAAGGTTTTCAAAAGAAGATACCAAAGTAATTATAAATACAAGTGAAATTATATTATGCAGAGTAGTTAATATTAACGAAATACGAAAGGAAAAAAACTATGTCAGCTTGGGGATTCGATCAAGACGATACACAGTCAAATGCAGGCGCTAATACAAAGGCGGGCTTTGTTCGTGGATATCAACCTGTTTATGCATTTACTGGAGGAGGCGGAATGGCTTCTAAAAGAAATGTTATCGCAACTAATAAAGGTTGGGTAAGAAGAGAATACGTAGGAACAAGATTAAAAGAAGAAATTATTGTTGCTGCTAATCCAGGAATTGCTGGAAAAGATTACACATCAAATAACTTCTTAAATAGCCCAGATATTTGTCAAATGTATGTTAAGCTAAATGCTAATGGATACATTGGAGCAAATGTTGCAAGTGCAAACCTATATGTTGTGTTAAATACACCAATTAATCACAAAGCATCTGGAAACTTAGTTACTATTAAACTTGCTAATACAGCAGGTGGTAATCATGCAAATGCTCATTTTGCAAATACTGCAGCACAAGAAAGAATTATTGCTGCTAATAATACACTAGTGTTTAGAATTGCTCCATTACAAGGTGGTACTGGTTCAGCATCAGCAACATATCAAGCTAATGCTCAAACAATCCAAATTAATGGTGGTGGTAATCCATTGTACAATCCAGATGATGGATCAGCAATGCCAGCTGCAAACTTAATTATAGTTGGTGCAGTATCTAATAACTTATTAGATGGCGCTGGTACAAGAATTAGCTCATTCAAGGTAGCTCGTCCTGCTGGACAAGTTTAATAATATAGGAATAGATTATGGCTGATAAAAAAGTAACACAGTTAACTTCCTTAACAACAGGAGCTAGTGAAGATGCTTTACTAATTGTTGATGATCCTAACGGAACACCAGCAAGTAAACAGATTACACTAAAGAACCTATTTGGAGCAGTAACTTCAAATGTTGTTGTAAGCAAGTTAACTACTTTGAGTGCTAATGTTACAATCAATTGTGCTAATACACAATTTGGAAGTAATGTTGCATTTACTGGTACAAAAGGACCAACAATAAATGCTGGTTATGTAACCTTACAAGGACCAAAGACTGTTAGTAGTAACAATGCTACAACAGTATTGGGATCTGGTGGATTACAAGGTAGTATTTTTTATGATGCAAACTTTTTATATGTTGCAACTTCAAATACGCAAGTAAAAAGAATTGCATTGAGTGTATTTTGATAATTTAAATTGATGTGATATGGAAGTTCTTAATGATAAGAACTTTATGCTTTTTGCTGCAAAGTTTTATGATAATAAAAACTGTGTAGATATCTTGGAATTCCATGATGACTTGAATCGCATAAAGTACTTGAAAAGATTATTTAAAAAGTATAGAGAAACTGGTGATATAAAAGTACAACTTGTTATGAACCATTTAATTGTTGTCTATAATGTATTTTTACCTATAGCAGCAACTAAAATGCTAGCTTATAAGTTAGACGATTATTTAGATTATTTGAAACCATTTTTAATATATCTACACTTTTGGCCAAATAGGATTGAGATAAATGATAAAGTTATTATTGACAGTGAGGTACCGTTAGATAACAAAATAGTAAATTTATTAAGAGAGTATAATAATGGCTAAAATAGCAGACACATATTTAATTTACCAAGTTCTTAAAAGGTTGACAACACCTTTTCAAGATACAGAAGCATTTGAATTGGGTATTGTTGATAAGAATGGTAAACTTCTAAAAAGTCCAAAGACAACAAAAGAAAAAGAAGCCTATTCATATTTTGATAGGTTTATTTTCAATCTAAAAAGAATCCTACATAAGTTTGGTTTAAAATCTAAGTTTGCAAATTACGGTGCAGCTTTATTTCTATTAAAAGAAGATAGAGATTATATTCCATCTGAATTAGATTGTTATAATGGTATTATAGAAGAGATGAATTATTTAAAAGAAAATACAGATACATCTATTGATTCTATAAGAGAAGAGATTGCTAATGTTACAGGAGCTGGTGTTGTAGGAACAGGAGATAATCCAGTACATTGGAGAAGTAGAGGTGTAAGATCAGGAATGAAAGGTAGAAAGAATAAAGTTGGAAGAAGTATAAGTGCACTGAACTTTATCAAACAAAGAAATAAATTAATGGCTAACACAGCTGTAAAGTCAAGTTATCCAGCTGGTGCATTTAAAGTAGAAGAAACAAACCCAAGAATTCCAAGAAAATCAGGACAACCTGCAAAGTCTGATAAACATAGTGACTTATATACTGACGAGGATCCAAAAGGAACAATTCATGGATTAAAATTTGCAACAGTTCAAGATGCAAAAGATAGTGTAAATAAGATAGAAAAAAGTGGAAGATCTCATGCTCATAAAATACAAGCAGCTGTTGCTATGGAACAAAGAGCTAAAGTAATGGGAAAGAGTGGAGCTGCAGCTGTCTATAGAATGTTTATAAACAAAATGAAAAAGAAAACCAATGAAAACATTGATGAAAAGATGATGCAAAAAGATGTGAATGATTTAGAAAAGTTTGCAGATAGAATATTAAAGAAATATAAAGTTGATGTAGAATTTACAAAGCATTTTGTTGATAGATTAAATGATAAAAGAAATAGTCCAGAAATTAAAGTAGCAGAGTTACAAAGATTTTTTAAAAAGATTCAAAGAAATAAAGCACAAAATATTATTGATAATCCAGATACTGAAATTGTATTAAAAGATATGTCAACTAATCTTAATTTACCTGTTAAAATAGTAACAAAAGGTAATAGTTTTGAGGTTACAAACAAAACTATTATGAGAAAAGATAACTTTTCTAGTCCTAATAAAATAATTAAATATGAAGAATTCAATGAAAGTTTATGGGCAAATATTCACAAAAAGAAACAAAGAATTAAACAAGGATCTGGTGAAAAGATGAGAAAAGTTGGAGACAAAGGAGCTCCTACTAGAGCACAAATGAAAAGAGCTCAGAATGCATCAGAAGAGGCACCAACTATTGGTGGTATAAAAATGAAGAAGTTAGGTAAAGGTAAACCAGGAGGATATAAGTCATTAGTTACAAGACATTTAGGAGCCAAGGCTGCTGAAAAGATAGATAAGGCGGATGGATCCAAACTTGTTGCTAAAGGTAAGAAGACTGGAAACACAGATTTGATTAGAAAAGGAAACTTTATTAAAAACGTAATAGGAAGAAAATAATGGGTAAATTTAGAAGTTCGTTAGTAGCAGAATTCTTACCTCCTAGAAACTGGGAACTAACAGAAGATTTGAAATTTAATGCAGATACATTAAATGACTCTGATAAAGGTGTACTAAATGAAGTACCTGGGATTAAATGTACTAAAGCTGGTATGTTAACTGTTCCAGTAGGTTATATTACAGACTTAGCAAGCATACCAAGAATATGTTGGATGTTTATTGCACCATTTGATGTTGCAAGAGCTGCAGTTATACATGATATCTTATATGAGAAGATCAATGTTGGTTTCAAAGATAAAGCATTAAAGAAGAGAAGTCCATACAGAAGAGTTGCAGATAAAGTATTCTTAGAAGGAATGTTATCAGCTGTTCCAAGTATTTCAAAATGGAAAGTATATTCATGTTATTATGCTGTCAGATGGTTTGGATGGGGTGCTATAAAGAAGTCGGCACCAAGAGGTTAGTATGTGGTTTTGGTTTGTTAAAGCTATTACTGGAAGTATAGTTGGTAATGCTACTGCTGAGTGGTTTAAAAAAACTAGGTTAGGAGTATGGTTTTATAATAAAATAGACAGTTGGTATAATTGGGCAGCTGTCAAATATGATATAAAAATATTAACAGAAGAACAAAAGAAAATGGAAAAGTTTCCTGCTTTACAAAAAAGATTGGAAACAATTGAAAACCAAATAAAGGAGATTAAAAATGATAAGTAAAATAAAAGAATGGTGTAAAGATAGATGGGAAGAAAGAACCACATGGGATGGTTGTGTTCTCATTGGTCTTGGACTAGTAGTTTTGTTTTTAGGTAGTCTTGTTAACTATGCGGCAATTGCTGCCATCATATATGGTATCTGGACTCTAATAAAATCTGAGTGGTAGATGTTTGGAATAATGTCTGGCATTAAGATGGCCTTCTTTGGAGTAATAGCAGCAGCTGTTATTGGAGGGTATGTCTATGTCAAAGGTCTTCAAAAGGATCTTGCTGTAGCAAAAGAAAATATGATTAAGATGGAGCAAGCACACGAAGCTCAACAAAAACTTATTACTCAACAAAAGTTGGACTTTGAAACTATAGTTGCAACTAATAAGAAGATTAACGAGACTAATAAAAGTCTACAAGAAGAGTTTGCAAGTCTTGATAATAAGTTTAATAAAATAAATGCAAGTGGTAAGAAAAGAGATATTGGAGTACTCGCAGTAAAGAGAGCTCCAGCAATAGAACGAATAGTAAACCGAGGATCAAAACAAGCTGTTAGATGTGTAGAAGTAGCTATGGGTGATCCATTAACTGAAAAGGAAAAGAATGCAACAAAGAAGTCACAGATCAATCCTATCTGTCCTGACCTTGTCAATCCTTCTTATGTTAACTACTAGTTGCTCTTCAATTAAGCCATTAGAAGTTTTAAATTTAGAAGTAAAAAGACAACCATTGGGACTTGATAATCCAGATATAGCTATCTTTGAAGATCTTAAATGGTTTATTATTAATTCAAAGAATTCAGAAGAAGTGTTTGCTAAGTTAGAAAAAGAGAAGATGGATCCAGTTTTATTTGGATTAACTGATGATGGATATGAAGCCTTATCTAAGAATTTTGCTCAGATAAGACATTANATACAAAAACAAAATCTTATCATTGAATCTTATAAAAAATATTATGAGCCTNTGGATAAGACGGAATCCGAATCTCTCCCCTCTTCTAAATAACAATGTAGTTGTTTAAGAGTAACAAAGGAAAACAAATGGCTTTTGAAGAAGATAATTCAATACGAACTGATGTGGAACTATTAAAGAAGGATGTTCATAGTATTTCAAGACTAGTTGACAAGCTGGATGTTGCAATAGACAAGCTGACTGATGTTACTAACTGCCTTAATAGAATGATTGTTCAACAAGAACTTAAAATAGAACAAACAGAAAAAGATGAACGACATATATATGAAAAAGTAAAAATAATTGAAAACAAAGTTATCCCAAAAATATCCGATAGAGTAGACAAGCTAGAAAGATGGAAATGGCTAGTCATTGGAGGAGCAATCGCTTTAGGTTTTGTCGCTGCAAAACTTCCATTATTACAACAATTAGATCTAATTATTAAATAAACCACTTGACCTTTTTATACATTTTGAGTATAATTAAGTTCTATGCTATGGATTGACCAAAAATATCTTAACCTTATTTCACCAAAGCTACAAAGATTTAAAAGGAAGACAGAAAGTCTGTATAACTTTAGATGTCCTGTATGTGGGGATAGTCAAAAGAATAAATTTAAAGCTAGAGGATATGCTTATGAAGTAAAAGGTTCTATGGCATTTAAATGTCATAACTGTTCGTTTAGTGGTGGTTTAGGTAAACTAATAGAGCATGTAGATCCATATATTCATAAGCAATATAAGTTGGAAAAGTTTAAAGAACAAGGTAATAGAAAACAAAGTAATAATGAGATAAAGACATTTGATTACAAACCTACATTTGATCATAGTCCTTTAAAGAAAGTACAGAAGTTAACTGAGCTAGAGTTTGAGCATAAAGCTGTACAATATATTATAGGTCGCAAGATACCACAAGAAGTATTTGAAGAGTTATATTATGTAGATAATATTAAAAAGCTAGAAGATGTATTTCCTGAATACAAAGATCGTTTGTTAGGAAATGAAGAAAGAATTATAATACCATGCTTTACAAGGCAGAAAAAACTAATTGGATTGACTTGTAGAGGTATAAATAATGAGCGGCTTAGGTATGTTACTATCAAAGCTATCAAAGACCATCCATTAGTATTTGGATTAAACAAAGTAGATTTAAGTAAACCTATCTATGTTACAGAAGGACCCATAGATAGTATGTTTCTTGACAACAGTATAAGTGTTGGAGGAAGTGATTTCAAGCGTATAGCAGACTTTGCTGATAAAGAAAAGTTTGTTATGGTGTATGATAATCAACCAAGAAATAGAGAACTACTAAGTCAAATGCAAAGAACTATTGATGATGGTTATAAGATAGTTATATGGCCAACTAATATAAAAGAAAAAGATATTAATGAGATGATAATGAGTGGGAATAGTCGTAACGAAATATTAGATATTATAAATTCAAATACGTGTTCCCGCTTATCAGCAACAATAAAGTTTAAAGAATGGAGAAAAATAAATGCCTAGTAATCACTTACCAACAAAATATCAAGAATTTATTCACCTATCAAGATACTCAAGATGGTTACCAGATAAAGGTAGAAGAGAAACTTGGACAGAGACTGTTGGAAGGTATTTTGATTTCTTTGAAGATCATTTAAAAGCAACTTGTAATTATACATTACCAAACGATACAAGAAACCAATTAGAAGATTCTGTACTATTATTAAATACTATGCCATCTATGAGATGTTTGATGGCAGCTGGTACAGCTTTGAAGAAAGAAAACATTGCAGGATATAATTGTTCATATATTGCTGTAGATAGACCACAAGCCTTTGATGAGATCTTATATGTTCTTATGAATGGTACAGGAGTTGGCTTTAGTGTTGAAAGACAAGATGTATCAAAACTTCCAACTATTGCAGAAGAATTCTTTGAAAGTGATACAACAATTTATGTTCAAGATAGTAAGATGGGTTGGGCAAAAGCATATAAAGAATTAGTTGCAATGTTATATCATGGTCAGGTTCCAAAGTGGGATCTTAGTAAAGTGAGACCAGCAGGAGCTCCATTAAAAACATTTGGTGGTAGAGCATCTGGACCTGGACCATTAGAAAGTCTATTTAAATTCTCAATAGAGATATTCAAGAATGGTGCAGGAAGAAAATTATCAAGTATTGAATGTCACGATATAGTTTGTAAGACAGCAGAGATAGTTGTTGTAGGTGGTGTGAGAAGATCAGCATTGATAAGTTTATCTAATCTATCTGATGATAGAATGAGAGTAGCTAAAAGTGGTCAATGGTGGGTTGATAATAAACAAAGAGCATTAGCAAACAATAGTGCAGCATATACAGAGAAACCTGATGTAGGTATCTTTATGGATGAATGGAAGTCTTTATATGATAGTAAGTCAGGTGAAAGAGGTATCTTCAATAGAGAGTCAGCTAAAAAGATTGCTGCAAAGAATGGTAGAAGAGATGTAGATTATGACTTTGGAACTAATCCTTGTTCAGAGATTATTCTAAGAAGTAGAGAATTTTGTAACTTATCTGAAGTAGTTATTAGACCTGAAGATGATGAGAAGTCTTTATTAAAGAAGATTGAAGTTGCAACTATACTTGGNACTCTTCAATCTACATTACAAAACTTTAAGTATGTTTCAAAAGATTGGAAGAAGAANTGTACTGAAGAAAGATTACTTGGTGTATCATTAACTGGTATTATGGATAACAAATATACAAGTGGTAAAGAAGCTGGTCTTGAAAAACTATTAGAAAAGTTAAGAGATAAAGCTGTTGAAGTTAATAAAGAATGGGCTGCTAAGTTAGGTATCAATCAAGCTGCAGCAATTACTTGTGTTAAACCATCTGGTACTGTATCACAATTAGTAGATAGTGCTAGTGGTATTCATGCTAGACATAATCCATTTTATATTAGAACAGTAAGAGGAGACAAAAAGGATCCATTAACACAAATGATGGTTGATGCAGGATTCCCTGTTGAAGATGATCAAATGAATCCAACACATACTTCTGTTTTTTCTTTTCCTATCAAATGTGATGATAAGGCAGTCTTTAGACAGGATATGACAGCCATTGAACAACTAGAGTTGTGGAAAACGTATCAAGTGCACTGGTGTGAACATAAACCATCTATTACAGTTAGTGTAAAGGAAGAAGAGTGGATATCTGTAGGAGCATGGGTGTATGAGAACTTTGATCTAATGAGTGGTGTATCTTTCTTACCATTTAGTGATCATTCTTACAAACAAGCACCATATCAAGATTGTAATGAGAAGGAATATAAAAAATTAGAAGCACAGATTCCTTCAAATGTCGACTGGTCACTTTTAGCTAAATATGAAGAGTCAGACATGACTATTGGCAGTCAAGAGTTAGCGTGTGTTGCTGGTGGTTGTGAAATACAATAGAAAGTAAAAAAAATGGTTGACTTAAAAGAAAAAGAAGATATAATAGAGATAGTTTGCAAAGAGTGCCAAGCTGAGATGGAGATAAAATATCTTGAATCTGAGTCAGGTGAACCTGAGTATTGTCCTTTTTGTGGTGCTGATTTATTATATGAAGATGATGAAGAAGAAGATGATTTTGATGAAGAATACCAGGATGTTGAATGGGATGATGACCCTAAGTAAGTAAAGGTAACTGATTATATTATGAAGACAAGTTCAGCGAAAGCAAAAGGAAGAAAACTCCAGCAATGGTTTAGAGATCGTCTTATAGATGTATTAGAGATACATGAAGAGGATATTGAATCAAGATCTATGGGTGCTGGAGGAGAAGATCTAATTATGGCACGAGCTGCTAGAACAAAGTTTCCATATAGTATTGAATGTAAGAACCAAGAGAAAGTAAACATTTGGGAATCTTATAAACAAGCAGAATCTAATTGTGGCAAGTATGAACCTATACTTGTGCTCAAAAGAAATAACCACAAACCAATGGTACTTGTAGATGCAGAGTACTTTGTTAACTTACATAAGGACGAAGAAAATGATTAAAATGTTTATTGGAAGTTCATCTAAAGGTGAAGACAGAGACATAGAAATAGCTTACGAACATTCACTAAGAAAGAATTGTAGTGAAGAGATTGAAATAGAATGGATGAGACAATCTGATAGTATGACAAGTTATTGGGGTCGTTGGAAGACTCATACATGGCCAACTCCATTTAGTGGTTTTAGATGGGGCATACCAGAATTCTGTAACTTTGAAGGTAGAGCAATCTATACTGATTGTGATATGATTAACTTTAAAGATATAAAAGAGTTATGGGAAACAGACCTACAAGGTAAACCTATTGGTGCAAGAAGAGGTACTAGGTTTGGAGGACATGAGTTTTGTGTAATGGTTATTGATTGTGCTTTAATGAAAGAACATATTATACCAAAAGATAGATTAGTAAACATGAGTGAATCTCATCAAAGATACATTCAAAAGTTTAGTGGTAATCCAAACTTAATACATGACATTGATCCAAGATGGAATGTGCTTGATGGAGAAGATCTAAAGTTTGAAGAGATGTATCAATTACACTATACCAATATGGCTACACAACCATGGAAACCAGGTTGGTATACTGGTCAACCAATGAAACATCCTAGACAAGATGTTGTTGATAAGTATTATGAAGCAGTAGCAGAAGCTAAACTAAANGGTTATCAACCTTATANACCGGTTGAAGACTATCCATCTTTAAATGAATACAACATAATAGGAAGATAATGATATTTGATACTGAATATATTCAAGAAGATAACAGAATACCTAAAGGCTGTGTCCTTATGTGTAGTTGTGACAGTTTATACTTTGAAGAACATGCACCAGCATTAATACATTCAGCTAATTACTTTAAAGAGAACCTACATATTCACATAGTGAATGAGTCATTAGCAGCTAAGAATTTAAAGAAAGCTATTGTAAGGAAGTTTGACAATATAACATTTACAAGTGAGATTACAGATCTTAGTGGTACTGATGCAAGAACATATTATGCCTGTAATAGATTTTTAGTTGCACCTAAAATACTAAAACAAGCTGATGCTGGTATTATAATTGATATTGATAACTTNTTAATGAATAAAATAAATTGGCATNCACAAGATATAGGTTTATTCCTTAGAGATCCATTACCTGGAACTATAGGTTGGGAAAAAGAAAGTACTAATGTTGCAGCAGGTATTCTATCATTTAATGGTAACATGGGTTATCTGTTCTTAGAAGAATTACGAAAAAAAGTATTAAGTTATGAAAAGTTAATATGGTTTGTAGATCAAAATGCTATATGGAAAACATATCAAGACATGAGAGATAGAATGTCAATATTTGTATATGATAATAAAATTATGGACTGGGAATTTAAAAACGACACAGTATTGTGGACTGGTAAAGGACCTAGAAAACATGATAACCCAACTTACGTGGAACGTAAGAAACATTTTACAGAAATATTTTATGAAAATTTGCATTCTTAAACCAAGACTTGACTGTATGTTCAAGAAAGGTCCTGTGCCTAGTGTGAAAGGACCAACACCTGCTAATAGAATACCATTTGAGAAAATAGTAGATAGAATTATTGAAGAATATACATTTAGAGGAGATGAAGTTAAAGTTATAGAGAAACCTCTATGGCAAATGGATCCTAAAGATGTTTATGAAGAAGATGCTGACATGACTTTTGTACCACATAAAGAGGATCATAACTTTCCTGTACCTGGTAAAAGAGTTATGTATTATCAGCAAATGGTATTACCACAATTCTTTAGTATTAATAAGAAGGGATGGTTAGCTGGAGCTACATACTATCCAATTAAACCTGACGGAGATCCATATGCTGAAACATTTGATATATGGAGTCAAAGAAGTAAGAATAATCAAAGTAAGTTTGATCAACCTCCAAGACTGTTTGGAGACTTTCCACACAGAGATTACATATTGTTTCCATGTCAATTACCACATGACGAGACAATAAAGTATCATAGTGATATATCTGTAGAGCAAGCATTAGATTGTGTTGCTAATTATTGTGAGAAAGAGAATGAAACACTAGTAGTAAAAGGACATCCAATTAATCCTGGTTCAATGCAATCATTAAAGAATGTAGTTAAAGGCAGGAAGAATGTGATATGGGAAGATCATGGAAGTATTTTTGATTACATAGAGTATGCAAAGAAGGTTTGTGTTGTAAATAGCGGGACTGGTTTTGAGAGTATTTTAATGAAGAAACCAGTTATTGCTTTTGGCAGGGCAGAGTATGATAAGGTAGTAAATAAAGCTAATCTAAAAAATTATATGGAAGTTATAAAGAATGCGTCTTTTGACTTTATACAATATAAATGTTTTATAGATATGTGGGTAAGAACAATAATGTATAATTCAGATGATTCGTATAGTTTTCGTAAGCTCCCTTCTATTAACTCTTTCTAGTTGTGTCAGTTTCCAACTTGGCTTTAATGCTATGCACAGCGCAATAGAAGTATTTAAATATGTTAAACCCAAACTAGAAAAGGAAAAAGACCAAAATGTTTCAGATAGACCTATTCCCGAAGACAGTAGAGAAAAAGATACCACAGAAGATCGGACTGATCAAAACAGTAACAGATTGATTATCATAGACTTGATAATGGGTCATTGAACATTATTACTAGCACAAAACATTTCTATAACAGTCATAGAGATACAATATGCTCATCAAGTAGTGAGGTCATATAGATGAATGACCTCAGTGTATCTAAAAATATATTTACACCAAAAGGTTACTATACTAAACCATGGAAAGGTTTAGAAAACTTTCAATCTGAGACTATCAATTCTATGTGTGCTATCTTTGATCAAAATGGATATAAGTTAACAGATATAGAGCAATTATTTTGTAATGATAACTTTCCAGGTCTTGCAAGTAAGTATAGATTGAATTATGATGAAGTTAGTTGTTTCTATGATTGGATCAGACAACCTCCAAAAAGACAAAGAGCAGTATTAAATCACAGTTGGTTATTTCAACGAAAAGGATTTAAACTTGATGCAGAGAAACAATTAAAAAAACTAGCACAAAAGAATCCTATCTTGTTCAAAGTATTAAGAATAAGACCTAAATGGGGCTTAGACTTTAGTNTTGATTGGTTTGATAGACAAGGNAATGTATTTGAAGTAGTACATTGGGAATGGGATTCGTTCAACTTCTTAGAGATAGANGAAGAAAGAAAAAAAGCTGAGAAAGTTATCCTTGGTACAGATTGGGATAATNTAGGTCANAAACTACTGAATAAAAANAGTGAATGGTGGGATCTACCATTNAAACAACANAGTGATTATAAATGTGCATATGTTGGATTGAANAGTGAACGATTCAATGATGTGATCTGGGAATGACCAGATACTTCTATCAAGNAACAAAACCACTAGAAAAATACGAAATCTATCATGGATATGATGCAGATGTAAAAAAATGGTTTATTGAATTAAATATCTGTTGTCATGGAACCGGAAATGTAGTACAATGGTATAATGATGAGAAGGAGTATATATCATGTTTAAGAAACTATACACATTAACCGGTGCTTTAGCAACAGCATTCTATCCTGGCTTTGCTTTTAGTACTTGTGAGTTCGAAGAACGCACAGACGTAGTTTATCAAAAAGAAATACAATCCATCAGAGACTATTCAAGACATTCAATCAGCTTTGTTGAAGGTACACGAAAGTGTATTGTCAGTATGTCTGTTAAGATTGATGATGAATGGTATATTGCTGATGGTTCTTATGTATTCAGTAGTAGTATGACAGAAGACGCTGCATGCTCTCAAGCTGATGAACGAGCTAAGCAGGATATCTTGAGAATTGTATCTCCAGAGAATCTTACAGGTAGTAAGAATCTTATATGTAATAATAAAAGCAGTAGCCCTGTTGACTTATTATCAGATAAGAGATATGATAATAAATGTACTAAAGTTTATCTTGATGCAAAGATAAATGGTAGAACAGAGAAAGTATGGGGGTACAATTGCCATGAATAGTTTATTTTGGATATGCTTTGGCATAGTACTTACAGTTTTCTTTCCTTCATTAACTGATTATGCACAGCAGTTATTGAGTGGACTTGTTAATCAACTTGTGCAGAAGTGAGGTCTTAATGATGAAACTTAAAAGGTATGCAGTCTTACCTATAATGGCTGTAATGGCAAGTTGTGCTGGCAATAAAGAAGCACTAATTGATAACTCAACTGTAGAAGGTCAAGTAGCCGAAGTTCAAAGAACAAATAGTATTGTTCCTGATTGGTTTGTTGATCTTGAAGAAGCAGAAGGAAGTATATTCAGTACAGGTACAGGAGCAGCTCCTGACATACAATTGTCAGTTGATATTGCTATTCTTAATGCTAAGACAGTATTAGCTGATAGACTTAATGGTAAGTTATCTTCTATGACTAAATCTTTTATTAGTAAGATTGGTCAATCTAACAAAGAGTTAGGAGTTATAGAAGAACTTGAGAAGACAGCTAGAAACTTAATTGCTGAAGTAGATGTGTCTGGTTATAAAGTATCTAAGATGGAAGTTAATCCTGTAGGTACTCAGTTTAGAACATTTGTTCAGTTAGAGTATAACGAAGAGACTGCTGAAAAGATTCTAATGCAGAAACTTATGAAACAGAGAAATAAGTTGTCTAAATATAGAAGCAAAGAAGCATTTGAAGAGTTAGATGAAAAGGTAGAAGAATCTTATAAGAAGGAGAATAGTGATGACTTATCGTTTGAAGAGACTTTCAAGCCTGTTAATCCTGTTAATGTTACTGACATCTAGGCCAGTACAAGCAATGGAACAAGTATTGTTTTTTGCATTACCGTTCATAGGTTCTTTAACATATAACTCATGGAATAAAGAAACACCTGAACAATATGATGCAAGAGTAAAGCAATACTATAACAACTTCAATACAACTCAATGGGTTGAGGTTGGAAGATGTATGCCTGTTGAGATTGAAACTGTAGAACATGGTACATATCATAAGACAGCATGTAAACAATCAGATGGGTCGTGGAAGCTAGATGATTAAATTCTACGACTACATGAAGAAACATAAGATGTTTAACGAAGAGGACATACAATATGTCAAGACTCGTGAAGACATTCTATGTGGCGATCTGGAAGACTTGAAAGTAAGACCTCACGTTTCAGATCGTTTCAAGCTCATCTCTGAGGTAGGTCTTAAATTGTATGGTCAAGGGCCAGATAGTATAATATATACTAGTCATAAGAGCTTTGATCAAATGCCAATCAATAATGTAGACATGAATAGGAGAGGTCTGCACATCTTTCGTATGATCTTTAGTAGATATCGATATCCTTTAGAGACATACACGCTATTCGATAGTGTCGGATTGGTTATACAACAAGACTTCCTCAAGGATGAGTATGTTAAGTTAGTAAGTGAGGAATGTGCTTTGTATCCTTTGGTTACATTTAAGACACAAGAGAACTTGTTAGTAGGTGCTCATAGTCCAGGACTAAGGCATATACTAATTGATAGTCCATTGAAGAAAGTAATCTTGAGTTTTATTAAGGCTCAAGATAATCAAGATGCAATATCAAAGTTCAGAAGAAATACATTCATACAAAGAGTGTTGAATAAAATGGATGATGGAGATGAACAGAAGGTATTACATAGTGATATCTTCTCTCCAGCTATAAAGTTTTGGTACTTCCCAGATGAAGTGAAGTTAGAGTATGGACCATTTAACTATGTTAAGAATAGTGTTGACTTAACAGAACCATTGTTAGATTTTTATTATGATCAAAGTAATATGATTGCTTTAGATAAGTGGGATCGTAAACGAGATAGATCTCATCCTGAAGGTAGTATGAGAATATGGGATGAAGAATTAGAACAAGTAGGATTAGAACGAACACCTGTAGCAGTGAAAGCAAATACATTAGTGATAGCGAATGTAGGAGGATTCCATGCAAGAGGAGATGTAACAAAAGAGTGGACTCGTAATAGTGTTCATGGTAGTATAAGATTAGAAAGGCCATTCCAATGATTGATAATGATATGAAGCCACATAAGTTTTATGTAGTAGAAGTAGTACCTAAGATATACAAAATGAGAGATTATAATGATGTCTTAATCAAATTCGGTATGACAAAGCACATGGATGTAGAAAAAAGATTCAATCCTTACTTTGATGAAAGATATAAAGACTTTCATTTTAAAGTTAAATTCTCAAGAGCACATTCTAATAAAGCTAAAGCAGAAGCTGAGGAAAGACATTGGCTTGAAGAAAGATTTCCTAATCCTGGACCTAATAAGGTATGGGTGGAAGACTATCTTCAATGTGAACATAAACAAAAGTATAATGATACAGGTGTAACTGAGATTAGATTACTTAAAAGATATCAAGTAGTTGAGATCGTTAAAGAACTTTTTAATACATTATCAACAAAAGATAAGAAGTTTAAGGCACGAGCTATGCAGAAATATTATGTCTAAAGAAAAGGTTATAGTAGTATCAGGTGGTTTTGATCCAGTTCACTCTGGTCATGTTAACATGATGAGAGATGCTAGAGAGCTT